CAAATCCGAGGCGTCACTAAAATACAAAGTGCACCAGACCAACCGGGAGGCTACATACTCACCGGACCCAATGCGTTCTGGGGTACTCAGATCGGGTTAGCGGGTAACGGTCAACCGCACGATAGCGCTTGTATGGGTCCAGAACAAGTTGGCTTCATCATCCGTTTTGGGAACCAGGATGCTGGTAGCATTAGTCCATTTACTGTAGCTGAGAAAACAACCCCTTGGGATTTCTGGGACTATAGTAAGCACCAGGCAACGTTAACTGGTTGGGTTGCGCTGATTCGCAGATACCCTGGTCCTTTTGGTGACTCTGCTCGTGGGGCACACTGGTTATCCAAAACTCGGGCTGCTGTAACCACGTATTCTAACGGAGCTAGCTGGCAGACCCGTAAAAGGACACTGGCTGTTTCTGCCATCAACACCGCTATATCAGTCGATTATAATACTCAGAGGTTGGGTACTATATCTGGATTCCAACCAGCTAATCGCGATGATTGGGACGACCGATTTAAAGCTGGTCATTGTGAGTATCACACTGATCAAGTGGGTGGAACCACCTTACTCACGGTTGGGATGGGTAGGTTGTGGGAAGGTAAGCTCTCTGAATTCACTACAGTGGATGCTGACCTTAACTACAGTGGCAATGTGTCCATCACCCAGGCCATTTGGGATACGTTGAAAAACACCGTGAAAGTCAATGCCGGTACTGCCGCCATCCCTTGGGGTAGTCTTACGAGCATTAGCATGGAGTTGCAAATTTTCAACGATGCTAAAATTCCGTGCATTGGGTTTTTATGTGGAACAGATCCTTCTACCAAAACGTATTACGTTGCCGCATTTGTGTTTACACCTAATGTCAGGAGTGGGGCTATTGGCAGCGCGACGCTGAATCGAATTATCATGGTTCAGTCAAGCGGCCAGTCCAACGGTGTAAATGCGCGCAGTCGAGATACTTGGATTCCAACTTGCGTATACAGTAACAACCCCGAAGCCTACACCGTAGTGTCCATTGTTCAGTACTATGCCAATAACGCGGCTGGGAGTAACCCCAATTTAGCACTGTCTTTGATGATACTGCCTAATGCAACCGATTATCGTACAGACTGGCAACCGGCTAGTTGGAGCAATCCATGGTATTTCGGTTTCACGCATATCGGTGTCGTTCCTGGTCAAGGCTTGGGTCGTTATAACATGACGGCCAACCGCGCGTTATGTGGCACGGGGATGGTCTGGCAAGCATTTGGTAAAACGAAAGCCAACGTCGAAGCCTTTAATACGGACAGCAGTCCTAATTTCATGGTGATGTCGCAACAGGCACCAATGGGTTGGTTTGCCTACATCGGTGAGAACATACCCTTACTGATGAATGGTAAATACGCCACATTGACATCTGAAGCTATCGACTTGACTGCGATAAAAGCCGATCCGTCGAACAGCAGATTCTACGTGTATGTGGAAGACCACGGCGGCGATGGATTTGTATATGCTACATACACAGCTCCCCAACCTGAAACACTCGCTCGATGCTACGTTGGTCTTGTTGTTACTGATAACACAAAGATAACCCAGCAGTTTATGGTGCGCATCGTTCGAATCGGACTGAATCGCTTGAGCACAGAGCAGGTGGGGTCTGCTATACCTGTGGTAGATGGAATGCCTACCTCTGCTGCTGCACTCCACTGGGTCAAGAATGGCTAAGCTGACGCCAAAGTTATGACATAGGTCTTTGGTTTGGCCCTCCCGTTGTCGCCCAGATTGGTGCTGTTCCGACGAGTCGGACCGTGAATGGTCAGGCTTTGGACCGTGACATTTGGGTGGGTGGTGTTCTGCCGGGTATGATCGTCATGTGGTATAGTGACGTGATCCCGGCGGGGTGGTTACTCTGCAACGGGCAGAGTGTAGGCAACAATCCAAAACTCCGTTCCGTAGTTGGGAACAACGTTCCCGATTTCCGTGGTTATTTCCCTAGGGCCAAAGATGGCGGCCGTGGGGTTGATCCGGATCACGGTAGGGGTTTGGGTTCCATTCAAAACGACGGATTACAGAATATCACTGGTACTTTGTTAGTCGATGTTGCGGCTAGTGAAAATATCGGGGTTAATCTGTCAGGTGCGTTTTATGATGGGGGTAGCCTCGGCCGACCTTCCGATAAAGGGACTACATGGCGTGATGAAATTCGAAACATCGTTTTCGATGCGTCGCGCGTTGTACGAACTGCCACGGAAACAAGACCGAAGAACATCGCGTTGAATTTTATTATCGCGGGTGATAACGCTACTACGCAACTTTAGAATTGAAAAGGGGGTTGTCCTCTTTTCAAATGAGGACAACTAAATGGCTACAAAGGTTATTAAGTACCCGTTGGATACGACTGGAAAGTCGAAAGACAACTTGGTGCTGGCTGAGCCTCATGTTGTTCCGCGAGATAACTCTCGTGCGTTTGCGACCTTCTATGGTCCATACTACACCGATAGTCTCGTGGTTCGACAGAAAGGTAATGTCACCCCGCTGAAAAAGGGAACGGACTACAAACCGATCATGCTGTATCAAGATGCAACAATGATGCTTGGCATGTCCGTCTCGGCTGCAATCATTATTACCAACAAGTCGTTGGGTAGTGATTTCGAGATCGACTACCAGGTGGTGGGTGGTCCGTTTAGTCTTTCCAGTAACGCGGTATCCGATCTTTTCGAAGCACTGGAGTTAGATAATCGCAAAGTCAACTGGGTTGACGTTCTGGGTAAACCCGTCCGCTTCCCACCGGCACCTCACTTGCACGATGCCGACGATCTTTATGGAATGGAGTTCGTCACTGAGGCACTTGAGAATTTGCGTATCGCCATTTTGACCGGCGATGTTGCTTCGCATGAACAGATCTACAATTACATCGATCGTGTAAAAGATCTGATCTATATCGATATCGATAAACTTAACGCCCGTGTCGATGGTACAGTCGCGGACATTGCCAAACTTCGTGCTGACTTACAAGCACTGATCGATGGCGATATCGCAGACCTGAAATCTCGCCTGGCGGCACATATCGCAGACAAGAACAACCCACATGCTGTTACTAAAGCGCAAGTTGGTTTGGGTAATGTGCAGAACTACGCGATGTCGACGAATGCTAACGCAATCGACGAAACAAACAGCACGTCCTACATTTCACCTTCCGCAATGTGGTACGCACTGAAACAAAAAGTACTCCCTATCATCAATAACCACATTGCTGATAAAAATAACCCACATGCTGTTACTAAAGCACAGGTCGGGTTAGGTGATGTACCGAACAACCCAATGGCAACACAGCAGGAAGCAGAAGCTGCTACAACGAACGACCGCTTCATGTCCCCGCTGCGTACGATGCAATTGGTCAATTCTAAAGTAATGCCTACTATCAACAACCACATCAACAACAAAAACAACCCCCATGCGGTCACGGTCGCCCAGATTGGTGCTGTTCCGACGAGTCGGACCGTGAATGGGAAACCGTTAACAACAAACATCGTGCTATCGGCAGGCGATGTGGGTGCGTATACGACGGCACAGGTTGATGCGCTGATTAACCAGTTGCGTGCAGAAATGCAAGCCTCCGGTGGTGGTCAGTTGAAACTGGGTCCTGCACAGGCGATTAAAGAGCGTCGTGCTAACGAGCGTATGAGTGGTGGCGTCATGACATCCTGGGCCGACTACGGTGGTTCTAACTACTGGGTTGTTCTGCGTCCACTGTACTACTGGAGAAATAACCAATGGCTGCTGACACCTTATGAGTGATTTAATGACAGTTACTGGTTTCCACCGGTATACTCCTGAGAACGCTATGGAAGGCGTTCCTTATTACAGGGACAGTGAGGGACGGGATTGGTACGATCTTCGGTATATGTTCCAACCCGATACAATGAAAGTGATTTACGATGAAGAAGGTCGTCTGCTTTCATTTGCAAAGTCTGCTGAGTTTATGGCACCGACTGGATCGATCACTGAGATACCTATGCAGAACTGGCCACCTAATGTCAGTCTGAATGGCTTCTGGCGTTGCGGCCCTAACAGCATCGAATGTCGAGTGGAGAATCTGGACGAACGAATGGCGGCGTTAGCGGAGTATTTCGAAGACGCTGCTAAGGAACATAAGTCGGTTCGTTTAGCGCTTGAAGATTGGTGCTCTGACGTAAACTGGCCTTTGATTCCGTTCCCACGGTTCGCCAACGGTATCGTCAACCTGGCTGTTGAGAAAGGCATGGATATTGCTGAGTATCGACTGCTGACCTTGAAGGAGGCACCACAATGACTGATTACAGTCAGTTCACCAAAGAGAACATTATTCGTCGTAAGACGGCTATTGAATCTGGCTATGTTAACAACAAAGCAGATCTCGGCGGTGAAACCAATTGGGGTATCACAATCGCTACAGCTCGCGAGTACGGCTATACTGGTGCTATGAAAGACCTGCCGAAAGCGACAGCGTTTGATATCTACGACAAACTCTGGTGGCAGCGCCTACGTTTGGATGAGATCGTCGCATTCCAACCGTTCCTGGCTGACCGTCTGTTTGACTTCTCCATTAACGCAGGCCGTAAGAACGCGATGCTCGCATTGCAGCGTATTCTGAACAGCCTGAACTACATGGAGCAGTTCTGGCCAGATCTGGTCGTTGATGGTGCCATTGGTGATAAAACCATCGGCGCTATCAAATCACTGCAAGCCAAACGCGGTGCGGAAGGGATGGCGATCCTGGCTATGGCCTTGACCCACTTCCAAACGTACTACTATCTGGATATCTCAGAGAAACGTAAACAGAACGAAACCTTTACCTACGGTTGGTTCCGTCGCGTCTACACTGAGGTGATCGAGT